TTATTCATTCTCTTGTAGCCATTCAATTCTGGCTGGCACCGACTGCCAAAAGGCTGTGATTGCATCAGAAAAATCATCGAACTGGCTCTCTTTGACCCTTATGTCATCATATTTCGCTTTATAACGTCGCCCATTAAGTGAAGCCTCGACAACGTGCTCGTCAAGATACTCTTGATGATGGTCACAGATTTTCTCAAATGAAGGCCCGCTTCCATGTTTATAAGCATTTACAAGATGATGCATGACAATAATTTTTTTCATAGGGCTAGAGCATCCAACATCCCAACCATTACTCGCCATAAATTCACATAGTTTGGCTATGCTGGCCTTCCAAATCTGTGCAGTACTATCTTCCGAGAAGCTAAACCTCATTTCTTTCACTAACCATCCTCGGAACTCCTTGTCCCAGTTGTGATAAATCGCTGCCGTAACGGAAAGGAGAGTGATTTTTTTCATATCTTCCAGCATAGAGTAATGAGAGTACGCTTCCTCACGCACCTGATCCCAGAAACTCCCCCAATCCACGTCCTCATTATTTGCAAAGGCAGGCTGCAAGGACTCAGCATGTTCTTTAAAGTACTGATCAGCCTCGCCATCAATATCACTGAACTGAGCAACTAGCCGTGTCTTGCACTGCTGGCTGTAGAAATTATGTTTTTCAATAAAGCTCCTGCGCTCAGGTTCATACATTTGGGCCAATAAAGACATGCTTCCTCCTGCTAATCGTCGGCAATAAAAAACCCCGCATTGCGGGGTTTCTGTTTTCTTCAGAGTGATAAGGCTAACTGGTCATCCCCATAGTGGGAGCCGGGAAAAATATCTTTCGGCACGCTGTGCGCGGCTACCGGGCTGACCTGGTTCAGAAAATGCTCTACGGAATCCAGAGTAGTAAACGCGGCACCGCAGGCAAGGTTATTGCACTGGTGGTAACTGCGGCGAGTCATCTCGCTGATTCTTACGCTGGTACGGGTTTTGGCGCTGGCGTTGCATTTCGGGCAGGTGAACATAAAACCTCACCACTATCTGATTAAACTCGCCAGCATTTTAGGATAACTCCGAAAAATAATCTATTCCGTTTCGCTTGTTTCTTCAGCACCTTCCCAGCCAGTGATCCGCACCTCCAGCTCCAGACCGGTCATAAATCCGTTATCGTCAATCGTATGAGTCACCCGGTTAATCACCCAGTCGGCCGCATCGATCAGCGGTTTAAAGCCACTGACGTTCGCGTGCAGTTCGGGATACAAATCCTCACGACCACGCGCCAGGGTAATACTAAACTCAGCCGCGCCGCGCTGGAGTTCCGCCCACTTGGCCGCCGCCGCACGCCGCGCAGCCCGCTCAGTCTTAAACGTTTTGCGCATGACGAATACGTTACCTTCAGCGCCTTCAACGTAATCCCCTTCTTTCTTGCTTGAAGCTGGCGTGGTGGTAACTGGCTTTGTTTTTTTCCTGCGCTTCACAGCCGTGGGCTTTTTCTTACCGAAGTTCAGATCAAGCCAGTAAGCCTGAACGCCTGTGTATGCATCGCGATCAGCAACCCGGAATGAATGCCCGTCCCCGCTGGCGCGGGTAATCATTACCGACGGCAGCACGCGGCCGCTTTGTGAAACTCCCATACCTGGCACGATAAACAGTAACCGGCCATTTTTAATCGTGGCAACAGCGCCGATCATTTCCGCCATGCGCGTCAGGAAGCTGATATCGGATTCACTGGTCTGGTCAGCGTGGTCTATCTCCACATCCTTCAGTGACGCACTGACCGCCGGGATCAGATCATAGCGACCGGCAATAGCGGAAACCACCGCCCCCACGCTGATGTTATGCCAGCTGTATTCCCGCTTAACGTTGAAGTCCTCACGAAAATCCGCACTTCGGGCGGTGATCACCAGACGGTCAGGCGGCCCCTGGTGGGTAATTTCATCCACCGTATACACACCTTTATCAACCAGAGGCTTATTAGCCCAGCCGATAGCAACAGCGATTTCCGCACCTCTCGGCGGCATGACAACCATCCCGTCAGTATCATCAATCGTCAGCTCCAGCCTGTCCGCTTCAAAGCCGCGGTTATCCGTCAGCGTCAGCGACATCAACCGATCATCCAGACTTGTCAGCACCTCGCCTTTTACCATCAGCTCAAATGCTGGCTGTGGTGATAAATCGTCATCAAATATGTTCAGCATAAATCCCCCTGCCTGCATCCTCGCCCGCGTGAGGACTTCAGTCAGCTGGCGCAGGTTGTCAGCCGCCAGCGACAATCGCCACAGCGTGAAAAGGTTGCCCCGCTTCACGATGATGTATTGCACGCATCAACCAGAGGCAACAAAGCATGAGTGAAAATTACCACCACGGCGTCGGGGTCAAAGAAACTACCGACCTCAGCACGATGATCCGCGATATTGATACCGCCGTAATCGGCGTGGTCTGTACCGCTGATGATGCTGACGCCATTACCTTCCCGCTGGACACGCCTGTATTGCTGACACGCGTCCGGGATTATCTCGGTAAAGCAGGGAAAAGCGGCACGCTCTACACAACCCTGAAAGCCATTTCTGACCAGTCCAGTCCTAAGACCGTTGTGGTTCGCGTGGCAGACGCCAGCAAGATTGTTACTGCTGAAGGCGCTACGAAACCAACTCAGGATCAGCTGGTTATCGGTGGCGTTGGTGCCGATGGGCGTTACACCGGCATGTTCGCGCTGCTGACCGCTGAACCGCGCACCGGCGAACATCCCCGCGTACTTGCAGTACCGGGACTCGATACAAAAGTCGCGGCGCTACAGTTGGCCGTTATCGCTGAAAAGCTGCGCGCTTTCGCTTACGTCGGCGCGAACGGGTGTAAAACCATCGCAGAGGCAAAAACGTACCGCGAAGACTTCAGCGAACGTGAAATCATGGTGATTTACCCTGACTTCATCGCCTATAACAGCCTGACCGCTGCGAATGAAACTATCCCGGCTACGGCCTATGCTATCGGCCTTCGCGCTAAAATCGATGCCGAACAGGGCTGGCACAAAGTGCTGTCTAATGTGCCGGTGTCAAACGTCCTGGGCATCTCCGCTGACGTTTACTGGACGCTCCAGGGTGACGATACCGATGCTGACGATCTCAACAGCAAAGGCATCACCACGCTGATTAAGCGTGACGGTTTCCGCTTCTGGGGTTCACGTACCTGTGACGCCGAAACCTACTTCTTCGAAAGCTATACCCGCACCGCGCAAATCCTTGCGGATACCATCGCAGAGGCGCATTTCCCTTACGTAGATAAGCCGCTCACGCCGTCCCTGATTAAGGACATCGTAGATGGCATCAACCGCAAAGGTGCAGCGCTGGTCACGGCTAATCGCCTGCTGGGGTTCCAGTGCTGGTTTGACTACGCCGGAGATAACACCCCCGAAGCTCTACGCGATGGTAAAGCCACCATTCGCTATAAATACACGCCTGTGCCGCCGCTGGAACACCTGGAGTTAATTCAGGAATTCACAGATGAGTACATCGCAGCGTTCGCCCAGGCCTGAGGAAAAATATCATGGGATTACCAAGCAAATTATTTTCCCTGAATGCTTACGTAAACGGGGACAGCTATCTCGGTATCGCTGAAGAACTCACCACGCCAAAGCTGTCCCGCAAGACAGAAGATTATCAAGGCGCAGGAATGCCGATGGGCGTGTCCGTTCATATGGGGTTTGAGGCCGGTGCCGCTGATATGGAGATTACGCTCGGCGGGCTGGATGCTCGCCTGCTGAAAACCTATGGGGCTACGATTGACGGCGTGCAGCTGCGCTTTGCCGGTTCATACCTCAACGATCAAACCGGTGAGGCCATTCCCTGCGAAATTCAGACGCGTGGCCGCGTGCAGGAAATGGACTGGGGCAGCGCAAAGCAGGGTGATAACACCTCGCATAAATACACGCTCAAAAATACCTACGTCAAAATCACCATTAACAACGAAGAAACGTTTGAGCTGGATGCGCTCAATATGGTCTGGAAAGTGAATGGCGTGGACATGATGGAACAACATCGTAAAAACATCGGCCTGTAACCGGCAACCAACCAACCCCGCCGGGGGCAATACCGCGCCCGGCACTAAAGAGATTTTTTATCATGGCAAAATCTATTTCATTGTTCGCCCCTATCACTCGCGGCAAAAGCACCATCAAAGAGGTCGCGATCACTGACGCGATGAAGCAGACCGGCTCACTGCGCGGCCTCAAGTTGTATGACGTCATGACCAGCGATGTTGACTCCCTGATCAAACTGCTACCACGCGTTACCAGTCCAGCCCTGACTGAAGTGGAAGTCACCGCGCTTCACCCGTCTGATTTTGCGCAGTTTGCGGCTGGTATCGCTGATTTTTTGGCACCGCAATCGGAACTGAACGAGACAGCAACGCTAGAAGCGTAATCCGCTGTCCGACGGTTGATACTGACGAACTAATCGCAGATATCGCCGTAATTTTCCACTGGCAGCCGTCAACCTACGACACGATGCCAGTGGGAGAATTTCTTACCTGGCATAAGCGCGCGTTGGCCCGTAATGGACAGGAAGAATGACAGATCGCAATCTCAGCATCAGGGTAGCCTTCAGCGCTATCAATAACCTCTCCCGTCCAGTGAGCGCGGCGCAAAAAAGCGCCGCCTCGCTGGCGTCACAGATTAAAGCCACTCAGACCAGCCTGAAGGGGATGGAGCGCAACGCAGCCAGTTTTGACCGGCTGTCGAAAGCATCGGAAACCACTGCACGTCAGCTGGCTGAAGCCCGCAAGAAATCAGAAGAACTCCGCGCCTCATTCGGCCCGGCTAAACAGCGTACCGACGCACAGACAGCGGCACTCAAAAGCCAGTCTGACGCAGTGCGCCAGCTATCCCGCGCCCACAATGAAGAAAAAGCCAAACTTAGCAGCCTCCGTTCATCACTGATGCAACACGGTGTTTTGCTAAAGGGAGGCAGCACAGCAACAGACCAGATCACGCGCCGAACGCAGGCTTACAACCGACAGTTATCCGAACAGCAGCGCAGGCTTGCTGCTGTTACGCGGGCGCAGCAGCAGTATCAGCATGCGAAGGAAACGCGTGAAAAACTCGAGGGTGGCGGGGTGCGCATGGTGGCAACCGGTGCAGCCATCGCCGCCCCGGCAGTTGCGCTTGTGACCAGTTATGCTGCCTTTGAAAATTCAATGAAGGGGGTCGCAAAGCAGGTTAACAGCCTTCGCGATGATAACGGCAATCGCACCGCCCAATTCTATGAGATGCAGAAGGCTATCAAGGACGCCAGCGAACGTCTCCCAATGGAGAATGGCGCAAATGATTATGCCGCCCTGGTGGAAGGCGGTGCACGTATGGGCGCGGCCAATGGTGACGATCCGTGGGAAAAGCAGAAAGCCGATTTACTGGCGTTTGCCAATACCGCCGCGATGGCATCCACCGCTTTTGAACTCCCGGCCAGCGAACTATCGGAAAGCCTGGGGAAAATTGCGGGCCTGTACAGCATACCCACCCAGGAAATTGAGAAGCTTGGTGACGTCCTGAACTACCTGGACGACAACGCAAAATCGAAAGGTTCGGACATTATCGACGTCCTGCAACGCATCGGGGGCGATGCCGACAAGCTCGACTACCGCAAAGCCGCCGCGCTGGCATCCACCTTTCTGACGCTGGGCGCTGCGCCGGAAATTGCCGCCAGCTCAACACATGCGATGGTTCGCGAACTGTCTATCGCTACGCAGCAGAGCGATAACTTTATGCAGGGGCTGGACGCTATTGGTCTGAGCGCTGAGAAGATTCAAAAGCGTATGCCCGTTGATGCGATGGGCACGATCCTGACCGTGCTGGAACAGGTCAAGAAATTACCCGCTTCCGATCAGTCCTCGGTTTTAACGCAGATTTTCGGCAAAGAGTTTGGCGGCTCCGCACAGAAACTAATGAACAACCTGCCGGAACTCTATCGCCAGTTGAAACTGGTGAACGGGGAAGCCGCTAAAGGCTCAATGAAACGTGAGTCAGACATCAACCTCGATTCAGTAGATGCGAAGTGGATGATCACAAAATCTGCTATGCAAAACTCATTCAGCAGCCTGGGCGAAACCCTTCGCGGCCCGGCGATGGAAGTCATGGGTTATGCAACGAAGATGATCCAGCGCTTCCGTGCATGGGCTGAAGCAAATCCAGCCCTGGTTGCCACGCTGCTGAAAGTCGCCGTAGCCGTGGGCGTTGCCCTTGCCGTGCTTGGTTCACTGGCGCTGGCCGTTGCCAGTATTCTGCTACCGATGGCTGCCGTGCGTCTCAGCCTGTCGATGCTGACCGGTGGGCGGGGCTTCGGCGGCCTGCTCCCTTCTGTGGGCGGCATGGCGTCAAAACTGAAGAACCTCGGCCCGCTACTCAGTAGCACCGGGCGCAGCGTCAAAGACTGGTTACCTATCTTCCGCTCCGCTGGCTCAGCGGCCAGCAACCTCGGCAGCAGCATCCTTGCAACTGGCCGTAATGGCATCGGTATGGTTTCCCGCATGGGAAGCGCAACCGGCTCAGCACTTACCACCCTGTTTACGTCACCGCGTACCGCCCTGGCAGCGCTCGGCAACGGCCTGCGATCATTAGCAACAGGTGGTTTTGGCACGCTCCTCAGCGTAGGGCGCACCGTTCTGACGGTGCTGGGCGGCGGCCTGTCCGTGTTGCTCAGCCCGATTGGCCTACTTGTTGCAGCGCTGGCCGGTGCGGCACTGATGATCTGGCGTTACTGGGAACCCATTAAATCTTTCTTCAGCGGATTCTGGTCAGGCCTTATCAGCGCTATCGCCCCCGTTAAACAGGCGTTTGCTCCGCTGGCGCCTATTTTCGACGGCATCGGCAACGCGATCAGTCGGGTGTGGAACTGGTTTAAGCAATTGTTTGAGCCTGTAAACGCCTCCGCTGAGACGCTACGTGAATGTACTGAAGCTGGCCGGGCATTCGGTGAAATCGTTGGAAAAGCAATCTCCGGCGTTGTCAGCGTTATTCTGAAAGTGGCTGAGGGCATCGGCTGGCTGCTGAAAAAACTGGGTGCGATTCCTGAAGCGGCTAACGCGGCGAAAGAAGTGGCCGGTACGATGGATGCCGTAGCACCTCAGGCGAAAAAACCCGTCGTTTACGTGTGGGACAGCAAACAGAAAAAAATGATCGCGCAGGAGTGGAAACCTTCAGCTCCGGCAATCAAAGCCGCTGGCGACAATGCACCTAAACCCGCAGCTCCAAAACCAACGACGCCTCCGCCTGTGGTTGCCCCTGTACCCACTGCCGAATTAAGCGGCCCGAATCTGTCCAAAAAAGACAGAAAAGGTAAGAAAGAAAATGCCGGGTCGGTCCCGGGCGAAATGCCACAGCCCGCAGCGATTGAAAAGCTGGGCGAGATTGTCTTCAAAAAGCACCCGCCGGTGATGCCTGTGATCGGCTCGTATGCAGAACCCCGGATAGCAGCTGCACACAGTCAGGCGCAGTCACTCACCAGCCGACTCGGCAACGCTGTTTCTGGTTTTGCCAGCAATGTGACGGGATGGCCAGCACGGTCAAACCTGCCCGGCGTTCCTGTTCCGGTAACGGCTTCAGCACGGTCAAATCCGACCGCGCCCGTAGCCACGCCCGACACGTTTAATTTGACGATTAATTTCTACGGCTCTGAACGGCAGGACGCTAAAGAGATTGTCGCTACTGTGAAGGATGAATTTAGAAAACTGCTGCGGGAACAAGAATCCCGCAAACGCTCACAACTCAGAGACAGGGAGTAACACCCGATGATGATGGCATACGGCATGTTTATTTTTATGCTGGACACTATTCCTTACCAGTCGTTCCAGCAGGAAACCGCCTGGCGACATGTGAAGAATGACCGGATTGGAAAGTCTGCAAAATGGCAGTACATCGGCACTGGCGAAGACAACATTACTCTGACCGGCACGCTGTACCCGGAAGTGACCGGCGGCGATATGTCGCTGGAGGCACTGCGAACGATGGCTTACGGTGGCAAGCCCTGGCCGCTTATTGAAGGCACCGGTTTTATCTACGGCATGTTTGTTATTGCCGGGATTACGACAAACAAAACGGAATTTATGAGTGACGGGAAAGCACAGAAGATTGAGTTTACGCTCAGCCTGAAAAAGGTCAGCGAGGATATCAGGGAGAAGCTGGCGGGAATTACGCTCGACGATATTTTGTCATTAGTTTAAAAAATAAATATTAAAGCCATCGTCAAAAGATGGCTTTTCCCTTAAAGCGTTTGAATATGCTAAATAGCTGCGCCAGATATCACCTGACCTACTCCCCCAGCGCTGTAGTTAAAGACAAATGAGCTGCGATCTCGTCGTCGGTCGCAGCTCTCGCCCCATCAATCTGATCACCGGTATAGATAAATCCGTATGGGTGAATCCAGTAATCTAGAGTCTGAGTGTCGTTATTTTCCATTTTTTAATCTCACTGATAAATAATGTGAAACTCGAAAGCCCATTGTGCGAATGTCGCCGTGGTATTAATTCCGACAGCCACACCAGAGCCTTTTGGCATCAGCGCAATCCCCGCGTTACCCACGTTAAACTGACACGTTGTCGCTGTTAAAAGCGCTCCTATTGCACCCGCTGCCGCCGATGTATCTCCGCCCGTAATCCTTGGGTAAAACCCGACACAATAATCACCAGTCGAATAGCCATTATTTGCAGCTACGCATCGTAGCTTGATGTTTAGAGAGCATAAATCCGGGTTGATTGTTAGTCCGTGATTGATAATCAACGGTGTATTTGTGGTCAGTGTACTTCCCGCCGACGACCAGTGTTTCAATTTAAACTGTGCATTCGCATCATCTTCTCTAATCACATCTCCTAAACCAAGGTTTTTCCGAAACTGAGCAACGTCGTTAATATCAGCGCCGTTTTTTGTGATTTCCATTTTCCCGGCCAGCGCATTCAGCACCGTCGTTGAGAAATGCGCATCACCACCGAGTGCATCAGCCAGCTCTTTCAGCGTATCCAGCGCAGCAGGCGAACCGGCCAACAGTGCCGCTATTGCCGTCTGCACAAATGCTGTGTTGGCCAGCTGCTGCGAGTTATTACCCGCCGCTGGCGTTGGTGTGGTTGGAGTGCCGCTTAGCGCAGGGCTTGCCGTCGTTGCATAGTCAGCTGTCACGCTTTTTACAAACGCCGTTGTCGCTACCTGCGTGCTGTTATCAGTCTTCGCCGCAGTCGGTGCCGTTGGCTTTCCTGTAAACGCCGGGCTTGCCTTCTGCGCATCCACATAAACTTTGATAGCAGCAGCGGAATCATCAACAAATTTACGCGTAGCCAGCACAACAGATGGGTCAATTTTCAGCGTCACAGCATCGGTGCTGTTTACGATCAGGATCATACGCACGGTCTGCGTGCGCCCGCTTCCCTCCTGAAGCAGCGGCTTATACGTCTCAGCGCAGTTCGCTACGGCAATCAGCACACCATCAGCATCAAACAGGCCAATCTCACGAATCCACCAACCGCCCTCGTCTTCAGGGATCACCTGCTCAGCAATAATCTGACTGCTGTTCGCAGCGTCGACACTGAGTGAGTTAAGCGGGGCGCGTCGCTTTTCTGCAATCAGTGCCGTCTGACTGGCGTTCGGGGATGGCAACACACCACCACCGTCACCGAGTGCCATATGTGTGATCTGTAATTTCGTTCCCAGCGCGGCGGCGTTTGCCAGCTTCCCCGCCCCCAGGGTTGTCAGAATTGCATAGTATTTTGTGGTCATGCGTTTACTCTCACGCTGTCAATAATGTGAACCGCGCTGGCGCCATAGGTGCCGCCGCTAACGGTGATAACTTCGCTGATATACGGATAAACGGTCAGCTCATCCCCGGAATAACAGGCCGCCGCAACCGGCACACTGCCGCTGGACTGCAAATTAATCGACATACCCACCAGATGACGGCTTACAGGTTTTGCATCACTGATCAGCCGCTCAAGCTCCTGATAGGTTTCTTCGCTGATACCCTGGTCCTGTACGCCGATATCCAGTCGAAACGTGCCGGGGGTTTCATCGTTCTTCCACCACTCAGTGATGCGCAGCAGAAAACCGAACGGCTCAACAACACGGCGGATTGCGGTTGTGGTTCCCTTGTGCTGATGGATGTAAAAAGCATCCTTCACCACCTTGCGCTTAACGCTTTCCGTCCAGCTTTCATCCCAGCGATCAACAGACCAGGACCAAGCAAGATAGGGCAGCAGACGCACAGGGCAGGTATCAGGGTTAAGCAGATCCCGCAGCGGTACGCTGAGGTTTGCCATATCACTACAGGCAGATGCGAGTCTGCGCTCAAGGTCGGTTGCAGACGGCGGCAACAGGCTATTCATCGGTCCCACCATTTGCCACCACCGCGCCGGTGCAGTAAGCCGCCTGCGTGCTATCGAGCACCATATTAGAAACCGGTGATACCAGCTCTACACGCTGCACCCCTTCAACATGCAGCGCGGCATAAATGGCGGACAGGTTGATATCACGCCCGATGCGTGACTGACGCAACGCGTAGGCATTGAGGTTAGCGCGGGCTGCTGCGAGAACCGGCTCAGCTTCCGGGCCGGGCAACAGAAAAATCTTTGCCTCAATCGCATAGCTGATGATTTCTGCCGATTTGACGGTTACCCGATCAGCAACCGGGCGCACGCTCTCATCATTTAGCGCTGACGAGACAACGCCGATCAGATCCGCAGCTGCTGTGCCATCGCCTTCACGGCTGAGGACAGTCACCACCACTTCAGCCGGTGACGGGCTGATAGCACGCGCATCAGCAACACGCCCGTCAGCACTTTTGGCGTGATACTCATACGCAGCCGTCGGCCCGGCCACAGATAAGCCTTCGAATGCGGCTGGAATGCGGCCACGTAAATCCTCGTCACTCTCCATTACTGCAGCAACCGGCGGGATAGCCGTGGCATCCGCAGCGTTCACCGTCAGTCGTTTAACGTTGTTATTTGCGGCCAGCTGGTCAAGGTCAGCACCGCGTGAATAGGCGACCATGAGCGCCTGCGCTGCTTCATTAACGCGCTGGCGTAAAAGCAGCTCACGATAAGCACTTTCCTGTAGATGTTTCAGCATCGGCTCAGACTCCAGCTCCAGCGTCTGCGCTATTGCGGCCTGTTCATCAGCCGGGTAAAGCGCGATCAGCGCCGCCTTACGTGCGGCAAGGATTACTTCAAAATCCAGGCTCTCAACGATTTCCGGCGCTGGCAGCTGCGAAAGGTCAATAACTCCACTCATAGCGTGATATCCGTTGTGATGGCACCCAGCGAATCGCTGCGCTGCGCTGTGATTGTCATAGTCCGCCTGCCATGCCCGGCACTCTCAAAAGTGACGTTTGTCGGCGTGATACGCGGCTCCCACTTCCACAGCGCGATAACAGCAGCAGAGATCAGCCTCAGCCGGGTCACGTCGTTATCAGGCTGGTCAATCAGAGAGAAGATTGCAGAGCCATAATCACGACGCATCAGACGGCTGCCGGACGGCGTAAGTAAGATGTCTGCAATCGACTGCTTAAGATGTTCATCACCTTCAACCGCTGCGCCGTTCGCACTGTTCATACCTTTCCATTCACTCACTGCGGGCCTCCGGTTTTACTGGGTCCCGATTGAACACCGCTGTGAACATGGGTATGAACCACAACGCCGTTAGACGACATATTCCCGCCCCCCTGGGTGACCGTTCCGTTTATCACCACATCAGCATTAATAATCAGTTGTGACAGGTTCAGGGTCATCGCTCCGCTGGCATCGACCAGCGCATTTTTAATACCGGTGACACTCCTCATCCCGCTGGCCGGGTCATAACTTACTTTTGCCCCGTCCGGGTAGCGTGTGACATGTGAGGTCTGGCTTGTATCCGGCGGCAGCGCATCAGCACCGTAAAGACTGAAGGCGATGAAGGCATTTTCGAGATCCCCCCCAGGGGACAGGATTACAACCTGTTCCCCCACCGCTGGCGCCCACCACGTCTGTGCATCACCGGCACGCTGTGCACCCCAACGTATCCAGTCAGTGGTATTCCCTCCGACCTGCACCCGCGCCACGTATTCCAAATAGTCCACCTGGATCACAATTCCGACACGGATCAGGTTTTGCAGCAGTCGTGCCGATTCAGCCTGTGTCATTGCCCTGCTCCTTCAATCACGCCCATGATCGCATCAGTGATACCGTCGACTTCAGCAGGGGTCAGCCCCAGTAACGGACGCGCCGGGTATTTCGCGCTGGCGCGGTGCGCCACTTTATCCGTCAGCCCGTACTGATGGACGGCGGCAATCCGGCCCGCCCGGCCCTGGAATCCGACAACCGCAGCATCAGGGTATGCCGTCGCCTTCAGGAAGCGGGAACCCCGCAGCCGTCTAAACATCGGGTCTTTCTTCTCTTTCACGTTCGTTTTGCGTGACAGGTCAATGCTGAGATAACGCTCAATATCAGCCCGGATGAAAGAGCGAATACCGCCCTTATCATCATCAAAGCCGGTGATCATGCGATCACCGTAGCGCCCTTTGCTGCTGCGCCAGTTCCGCAACCGGCGCACCTGCCCGTTATGCAGAAAACTGATACCGCCCTGGGTGCGTAGCTTCTTTTTCTTGCGGGCCGGGTAAGCTGTACCGTCCGGGCTTTTCTGCTGGCCGATACGCTTTTGCTGGCTGCGGCGGATATCTGTTGCCACCCGGCGAGCCATGCTGCGGCGCGTTGTAGGCTTAGTGACGCCCAACACCTGACCGATAATCGCTTCCAGCTCATGAAACATCAGCTCCCCGGACATCACTCACCGCCCTGCAACATCTGCTGGTTACCATGCTGGTCAACGGCCAGCAGATTTTTCCAGTCGCCGATCATTTCATCAGGCCGCTTTGGTTCAGTGCGATGTACAGCTGACAACACTCCGGCGGCATCACGGGTGACGATCACGTTTTCACTGGCGTTGATCACAAAGAGAATATCGGCGGTGCCGTTATTCAGGATTTCCGCATCAAAGCTGATGCCGTTCTCACGGCGGGCCGGGTTAAACAACAGCTCAGACTGATACTCAAGCGCCCACTGCAACAACGGGATGGCGAGGTCATCCAGATCGCCAGGGTAGTCCATTGCCAGCACGTTCAGCTCATATTTGTAAGCGAACGATGGTGACGCAGTACCAGACGCCAGAATATTGCCCTTCGTGACATACACTTCCAGGCGGTCAGGCTCCTGCTTAAAAAAGGGGTTGTGCGCAACGATGGCAGCACGAAGCAATTCACTTTTCAGCATGTTCAGCCTCCTCCCGCTGCCGCTCAATTTTCAGCGCAGCGGCCTTGTCTTTATTTGCGCTGTCGAGCGCATCGAGTAACGCATCCGTCCACTCCAGTGCCTCGCCGTACAACATCCGGGAACCACTAATGTGCGGATATGGCACTGGCGTTGCCTGAAGCAGCTCCCCCGGAATGGACAGACACTGCGCGGGAACGTATACCGTCCGCACGGTCGAGCAACCGGCGTTCAGCAGCAGAAGGCACAGGCTCAAAGGCGCACCGATCACCCTGCAAGTCAGCCCGTAATGCCGCCCGGCGCAACTCCCCTTTTTGCCGATCGCGTTCTTTTTCATTTGCCCGTTCCGCCGTTATCACGCTAAAAATTTTCATCGTTAACTGGACGTTGCCGATCACCGCATTCGCACTATCCAGCTGACCAGCGACCTGCTTTACTTCCGCCCTGGCCAACTGCGCTGACTGCCTGAAATAAACACCGAAGAAGATGGCCAGCACGGTCAGAACTGCCGCCACGGCACAGAAGATCCGGGAAATACTCATCATTCCTCCGGTGTCAGACACATCAGCCGCTCAGCTTCACGGCGTTTAACCAGCCCCGGTAGCTTGCGGCCTGCGGCGTTCACAAAGTCAGCCAGCCGGTTGCACATCTCCGGCCAGCGCTTTTCCTGCGCATAGCGCCATAGGGTTGTGCGCTGCTTTACGCCCAGTCGGTCGGTAAACCACATCAGATTGAGACAGCCCATGTTGAATGCCGCCGACGTCATCGCGTCAAACTGACCCTGAGTCAGCAGACGACCGTTAAAATTCCGATCAATGCAGCGCTCAGCACGCTTGATATCCTCAACCCACATCGCGGCGATTTCGTTATCGCTGTACACATGGCCGGCGCGGATGCCAGTTGTTGAACCAATCCCGGCGGTCAGCTTGTCAGCCGGGCAAACATAGGGATCGCGGCGGCAAGATTCGGCATCGCCGATAAGCTCCAGCCCCTGCGGGCTGGTCCGAACTACCCCGGCATACTCCACACCGATAATCCCGATAATCACCGTGACAGCGCACATCAGCGCTTTCTTTCGAATACCCATCACGCACGCCCTCTTTTTTCCGTCCGGGCCATTTCCTGAAACGCCCCAACGACTTCATTCATGTTGTGACTGCCCGCCTTATCGGCCAGCCGATTCATGATTGCCGTCCGCTTTTCCTCTTCCAGTTCAACGCGCTGCTTATGTCGCTTGTTCAGCCGGTATGTCAGTATTCCCAGCACGATGCCGATCAGCGTTGCCCATTGCGTCAGAGAGAAAAGCCCCAGGGTAGTCAGAAAGGCTGACGGCAGGTAAGCGAGGAAAGAAACCACCCTGTCCATATTCAGTCCCATAGCTGCACCATCTCCGCCTGTGCCGCCGGAGCAATATCCGGCAGCGTAATTTCCTGCCCTGCCGTCATAAACGGACTTTTCTCACACAGACCGGGATTAGCGGCCAACACAGCCTCCGTCACCGCCCGCGTGCTGCCGTAGTGGCGCTGACATACAAGGTCGAGCGTGTCGCCCTGCAACGCTTTCACAATCATCAGACCAGCTCCGCCAGCCCGCGGCTGATGCCAAGAATGTCCCGGACAGCAAAGTTAGAATCCCGCCAGAGCGTGTCTATCTGCGAAGTGAGTGCCGCAGCGTGTTTCTCCCCCTGCCCGGTGGTGTCAACATCGCGATAACCCTCAGTCAGCAACGCTTTCGCTGCGCAGAACACAGCACGGCGATAAAGGAATACCAGTTCTGTCGTGTCATTAATTTCATCAGATGGCACAGCATCAAGTGACGCATAGCCTTCAGCCTGCTGCCCTATCCGCCACTCAGCCAGCTGACGGTTAATATTCAGTACAGACTCAGTGGTCGAATGCTTCAGCCGGTCAGTGGTAACCAGCCCGTTAAGACGCATATCACGACGAACATCCACCAGGCGGATTTCAGGCCAGAAAGGGCCACTTGTTACGCTGGCTCCGCCGTCATTGATATCCGGTGCATCCCCCTCAAGGGGGTTTATTGCTTTGCTGGCTACCAGACTCATGCTTTCACTCTCAAAAGGTCAGGCGGTGGACGGCGTGAAGAGATACAGCAATGCTGAAAACTTCCGCCGTGCCGCCTGGTGCGCGGGGGCACATTCTTTACTTAGCAGCCGCTGCCTTCTTTCCTGCGGCTGCCGTCTTATTCTTCGCTGCGGCTGGTTTTTTAACCCCAGCCGGGCGACCACGTTTTACCGCTGGCTTTACCTCCGGTTCCGGTGCCGTTTCGGTGCTCACTTCAGGAACCGCGATCACATCAACGACCGGCACAAGAGTATTCGCAGTCTGATCACCATCGATTACGGTGACCGCAGTCACTGCTGACGTTGGAATTTCAGTTTTCTGCCCTGAATCGCCATCGCTTCCCGCGCCAGCGGCCTCAATCAGCGCGGTCTTTTTCAGAAGGCGCTCCAGTTGCTCAATGTCACGCTTCACGCCAATGTCACTGAATTCACCGATGGCTTTTTGCAGATATTCCAGCGCTTCTGGCTGGGTTTCTGGCGCGGTGCGCAACGTGTACCCGATGGCTTTCCACAGTTTGGCGCGAACCTGCTCTGGCACGTCCTGCCCGGTTGTCAGCCCGTCCAGCGCCTTCAGCAAATCAACGCTGACGGTGGCGACATTTGCCTGTGCTTTGAAAGCAGCAAGCACCGGATCGCAGATTTCATCAATCAGCGTCACCGCTGCGGTACGCTGGAACAGGTCAGGCATCGCCAGCTGATGGCGGATCACGTACTCCCCGATGCGTAGCGCTTCCGCGATATTCCCGGCATCGATATGCCAGAGCATCACACGCGTCAGCACTTCATCAGCCTGGCCGCTGTCAGCCGCCAACGTGCCATCAATCCAGCCCTGATAATCGGGTAACAGCTTTTGCTTTTCTTCTGCCTTAGTTTCCTTACGCTGAATGCCTTTGAGGCGATTCATATCGATGCGCAGGCGATGCAAAATCTGCTCATACGCCGTCATATCAGCGAACGTTGTCACTCCGTTGCCACGGTTTTGCGCCATGACATTTTGAAAATGTCTTTTTGCCGGTGTCAGCATGATTCCCCCTGTCAGCCGGGACGATGGCCCCGGCATGGTCTGTGATTTATTCGCCTGCTGCTTCTGCGAAGGTGATCCCTTCAATCAGGCAGCCGAAACCATAATCTTCAACGACATAGGCATCGTTTGAGGATTCATAGGTGCTCACACGATTGTATTCAGGCTCATCTTTCAACATGCGGCGATGCTTATCTTCCATGTAGTACAAAGACAGGTTTTTAAAGGACGTCACCAGCATTGCGCCACCAGGGAAATACGGTGCGATGTAGGAACTGAGGCCGCCAATTTTATTGCTGGATAACAGCAACTGCCCCGCCAGCGTTTCGCTGTTAGGATTGGTCTGGCTCAGGCTGTTAAGTACCGCGTGCTCTCGGCCGCCGATAATGTCACGACCACAGATCACAACCAGGTCAGTGGAATCCTTATACCATTCGTCCAGCAGGTTATTTACCGCATCCTTAACCAGTGAGTCGGCATTCCCGTAATCACCTTTCGCAATGATTTTGTTATCTTCATCGCGGCTGGTCAGGGTGATGTTTTTCATCACTCGCTGAGGTGCATTTGTGCGGAATTGCTGAAGCCAGCCGATATTTACATCCTGCAAAAGAGGATTAACGGCCAGGTCAGATTTTTCAGCATGAGTAGTACCGTTAAAACCGATCATGATGCGATCCAGTGCGCGGCGAAGGATGATCTGATTAGATACACGCTGCTGGAAGTCCGGGAATTTCGACCACTGATCAAGCTGCTTATAGGTGATGTAGGTATCAAAATTCGTCTGCTCGCAGCGGTACTTATTGCTGTCCAGAGAATGTGCCGGACGCGGCTCACGGCGTACGGTAGTGCCGCTATTCGTGCTCGCAACAGGCCCAGAAATACCCAGCCCGATTTTCTCGTCCTCCTGCTCATCAACAGCGTAAACGTTGATTTTTTTCAGGAATTCGCTCGACTGCTGAGTTTTGTTTTCCAGCGTCTGCGCAACTGATGGCGCAATGCTGAAATGGGTGCCAACGTGCGCCACCGGGATACTGTTAAGCTTTGCCTGTTGAGTGGTGTATTTATCCCACTCAATGCGGGTAGTCGTTTTCATGTCTTACTTTCCTTAAAACGGTTGGGGGTTAACTTCTCAGCAGTCAGCCAGCAGCGATGAATCACCGTTGCCGCCCTTCGATGAGGGACGCTGGTTGTAGCTGTTGTCCTGCGATGCCAGCATTTCTTTCAGCTCAACCAGTTCTTTCCGAAGGTCTTCCACCTCTTTTGGGATGTCGGATAACGCGACCTGGCCCTGACTTAACGCCTGCACCTTGTCCAGGGTATCCGCCTGCGACTTCGCGACCAGCTCAACCGCGTCACGGATCTCAGAAGCTTCTGCGGAAAATTGGCGCTGACCTTTCGAAAGCAGGGCTTTGATGGTGCTGAAAAACTTATTGCCGGTTTCCGCAGCTGGCACGTCAGCTTCAAATTCCATTTGCGCTTCATGACCTTCAGCAAAGAAACAGGCCGGATCAGTCTTACGTGACAGCAGCGGGCGCACCCATTCACCGGCGCTGAATTTCAGAATTTCAGTCCCCAGGCTTGCCGGGCTGTCAGTGAGCGCGATACCCATCAGGTAGGCTTCGCCGGTGTCAGAAAATGAAGGATGAAACTCCGCGCTGGTATAAACCTTCTGGCGGGACTGGTTCAGAGCAATCAGTTCGGGGGTAGGGTCAATTTCCGCATACAGCGCCAGTTTGCCTTTGAGCGGTCCATCAGCGATTTCTTCTGCGGATACTGCTGTCACATCGCCATAGCAACGAAACGCGGAGTCCGGCAGTAAGCTTTTGAAGTGCTCCAGATTGACGCGGGCACCGTACTTTTCAGGACTGTAATTTTTAGCTGCCTGCTCAATGTGCAAACGTTCCACATTGCGGCCGTCAGTGGTTGCGCCTTCTACGGCAATGCGCACTTTTTTTGTCTTTGCCATTCTCAACTCCGGGAAAGGGTTTTAACTGCTGTGGCCCCTATCTTCTTTCCCGCAGGCAAACCGCGCCACACATGGGAATTGTCAGCGTTCAGCGACAATCTCGGCTGATATTCCAGCCTTCGCGGGCGCGATAGCCTGTACCCATGAAAACAGTCACCGATCCCCGCGACGAGGCCAAAAGCCTTTACTGGCAGGCCTACAGCATCCCCCAAATCGCTCAGCGACTGGGGTTGAGTGCTAATACCATTTATTCCTGGCGTCGCCGTGACGCGTGGGACGCAACCACGCCGATACAACGGGCGCTTGAGCGTACCGACGTGCGTTATCTGCGACTGATGGCAAAAGAAGATCTGAGCGCCCACGATTTCAAAACACTGGACGTGCTTGGCCGCCAGCTTGCGCGGCTGGCGCGTGACGAACGCAAAGAGAAGGATCAGGAGAAGAAAGAGAAGACACCGAAAAACCATTTCAGCGCGGAACAGATCGCAGAGCTTCGCGCCCTGGTGCTGGAGTCGCTTTTTGAGCATCAGAAGCGTTGGTACAAACAGCGCAACCGGCGTAACCGTTTCATCCTGAAATCTCGTCAGATTGGTGCCAGCTGGTACTTTGCACGTGAGGCACTACTGAGGGCGCTGGAGACAGGAACCAACCAGATATTCCTTTCGGCTTCACGCGCACAGGCTTTCCAGTTCAAGAAATTTATTATTTTCTTGGCACGCAGCATCGGAATTGAGTTGAAAGGTGGTGACGAAATAATCCTGTCGAACGGTGCAACGCTGTACTTCCTCGGCACGTCAGCAGCAACTGCGCAGTCCTATACCGGCGACCTCTATTTTGATGAGGCGTTTTGGGTAGCCAACTTCCTCAACCTGCGAAAAGTCGCCGCCGGGATGGCGACGCATGTTGGTCTCCGACGCACCTATTTTTCCACTCCGTCGAGCGAGGAACATGAAGCCTATGAATTTTGGACGGGAAATCTGTTCAACAAAGGAAGAGGCAAAAAAGAACGAGCTGAGCTGGATCTCAGTCACAAGGCACTGAAAGACGGCCAGCTGTGCGCAGACAATATCTGGCGGCAGATTGTCACGGTTCAGGACGTTATCGATCAGGGCTTCCCGCTAATCGACCTGGAGGAGATCCAGAACGAAAACAGCCCGGACGAATTCGACAACCTGTATCGCTGCATCTTCGTTAAACAAGGAGAGCGGGCATTCAATTATAACGAGCTGATTAACTGCGGCGTGGACGGTTACAGCGGTATCTGGCCCGACTGGAATCCCTATGCGCCCCGCCCCCTTGGTAACCGTAAGGTCTGGATTGGTTATGATCCCAACGGCAGCAGCGGTAAAGGCGACAGCGGCGGCCTTGTCGTGCTTGCCCCGCCACTGGTTCCGGGCGGTAAATTCCGCGTAATTGAGCGTCACCAGCTGCGCGGCATGGAATTTGAAGAACAGGCAGCGTTTATCAAACGGCTGACAACAATTTATGACGTACAGCATATCGATATCGACGGGAACAGTATCGGGGCAGCAGTTTATGAACTGGTGGTGAAATTCTTCCCGGCGGCTCAGATGCACATCTACACCCCAGCCGTTAAGCGACAGTTGGTTCTCAAGGCGCAAATGGTCATCCGCGCTGGGCGATTTGAATATGACGCGGGAATGATGGATGTCGTCAGCAGCTTCATGACGATCAGAAAACTTATTACCCCGAAGGGCGGCACCATCACCTACGCATCTGATCGCAAGCGCGGCAGCAACCACGGTGATCTGGCCTGGGCAACTATGCACGCATTACAAAATGAACCGCTGGGCAATGATGCCGGCAGCGGTAGTGACAGCTTCGTTGAGGAATTCTAAGAATGAGCCGCCGCACTAAAAAAAACAGAACGTTCAGCAACGCAACGACGCCTGAAGCCCTACCAGCTGGCGATTCCATTCAGCAGCCGATTGATGAAATCCAGTCATTCAGTTTCGGAGAACCGACGTCGATCATGGATCAGCGTGACTTACAGGACTGCATGGAGTGCGCCAAAAATGGGCGCTGGTACGAACCCCCGATCAGCACATACGGTCTGGCGAGGATGGTTGAAGGCGCAGTACACCACCAGTCACCGCTGATATTCAAACGTAATGTCATTATGTCCTGTTTTAAACCGCACCCGCTGCTTTCCCGGCAAGATGCGAGCGCCTTCATCATGGACTACCTGGTGTTTGGCAATGCGTATCTGGAACTGAGGAAAAACCGACTGGGCCAGCCGTTGAAGCTAAAGCACAGCTTGGCGAAATATACTCGGCGCGGGGAAGACCTCGATCAGTACTGGTTTGTCACCTACTACGAAGAGGATTATGCCTTTCCGCCGGGTAACGTTTACCACCTGCGCAGCCCCAGCATTCACCAAGAGATTTACGGAACCCCTGAATATATGTCGGCAATGCAATCCATTCTGTTGAACGGTGAAGCCACGTTATTTCGCCGCAACTATTACATCAACGGCAGTCACGCCGGGGTTATCGTGTACCTCACCGATCCCGTGGCCAACAGTGCGGACGTGGAAAAACTGAAGAAGTCTTTAACCGACGCTAGAGGCGGTGGCGCTTTTAAAAACCTTTTCGTCTACGCAGCAGGCGGGAAAAAGGACGGCCTGCAAATCATGCCGTTCAGCCAGATAGCGGCAAAGGATGAATTCACCGGCATCAAGGATGCGACCCGCGATGACATGCTGGCAATTCACCGCGTCCCGCCACAGCTTATGGGTGTCATGCCTAACAATACGGGCGGCCTCGGTGATATTGAGAAAGCCGCGAAGGTGTTCGCTATTAACGAACTCTATCCAGTGATGGAAGTGCTGAAAGATCTGAATGATTGGCTGGGTGTGGATGTATTCGACTTCAAACCCTACGCGCTGGCAGAGACCAGCAAATAAATCACGGCCAGCCAGCTGGCACGGTCACATTCACCCGCTTCACTCCTCTCGAATCTAAGCCCTTCAGCGCCACGCTGCGGGGCTTTGCCGTTTCTCACACAATGACACGGCCTCACCCCTGAAAAACACGATACGGCCCGATTTTCGGGCAATTTTCGCATTCTGAATAATACCCCCTCCATACCCCCTTTGCGCGCGACTGCTCCCCCGCCTCGCCCGCGCATAAAAAGGGTGCCTTTTTTTGCACTTATGCAGCCTGGCCAATCCCGTGCCAGTGCTGGGGCTGGCTGGCAATCGGAACCATAAAAAAACTGTGCAAAACGATGCGGTTTATTGCGCTGATTTACAGACAAAAAAAACCCCACTTCAGTGGGGTTCGATATTTGCTTTCTTTAATCCCGGCCATCATCGCCGTGAAGATTTTTTGATTGTTGTATATCTTTTTCTTCACGCTCTTTGAATCTACTATAAGCCACTGAATCAAAATAAGAAATGGTGTCAATTTCATCAAAAGATATGAGAACTTTGAAATCGTCTAAGGTCAACCGACTTTCACCACTGCCATTCAGAATGCCACTCTCTTCATAGTGCGTCTGATAATTCGTAGTAACTGTTGTAGTCAATCTATCTTTGTCACGGTATCCACTTAAAAGAGGCACCAGTGAAAGATAATCAGTTTGACCATCATCAAACCGCCGCTCCACTACGATTCCCACGTAAAATTTTCTGGAACCCATCGTAACCAGCACGGGTTGTTTCGTGACTGAAGCGATCATCAGCATCATCTCGTGCGGATGGTCTTTAACAACAGCTTCCAGCTCTAAAAGCTTGTAGTGCTCGCCTCTTCTCAACCTTTTGAGAATGGGAAGCCCTACTTTAGCCCAAAGTAAAGCCAACAGAATCGCGACAACGCCGAAGAGAGCAAATTTAAGATCAACGAATTTGAACGTTGCGGAAGGAGCGAGGGGAAATAACCTTTCAACCATTTCTTTATCAAAGACATCGTGGCTGATGAACCAACTGAACGCCCAGCGAAAGAAGCCAAGTATGCTCAACAAGGAACACATTAACCATGAAGCTATGGTGAACCACGCTCCCCACATAGCAACATAAAAATAAGCGCCCCAACCTTCGGCGCGCTTAAATTTGTATCTTGATATGCTTGAATTTATTACATAAACATAACCACTAAGGAGCACGATAGCCAGGATAAGAGTATTCATCTGTTATCGCTTTACTTCCTTGATATTGTTCAGCTTTTTAATTTCAAGAACGATAGCGTTGCGTACATCATCATTGCTTAAATCCAACGAGACAAAGCCATCCTTGCTGACAGTGTAGGTGCCTTGATTTTGCTGCAACACGTCACTTAGGCTTCTACGGGATTTGAAAAAGCTGTTATTTGGGAATGTGTTAATAGTACTCATTGTGTCCTCCTAGGATGCCACGCGGCCTATAATCCATTTACGTAAACATACTTCCTGGCAGCGCGAACGGTTGTTGGTGAAGGATTGACTGTTAAATAATTCTTGACAATATTTATCATCAAGCTAATTGGAGACTGTATTTATCTTAATATAGGCTACAGAGCAAATTATTTTAAAGCTTTGTTGCCACTTTTTTTTCTTAACACAATATGTTGTGTCTCGGACTAAAAAAACACCTATTGATTACTAGATAGACAAACTATCGGCCTAATCAGTTCAAACTTTACGCATTTTCCCACACTCCTCGAAAATCAATCTTAAACCAACCGCCAGAAACACCGTTTTCCTCAGTGCATAGATCTCTTTCTACACGCTGATTATAACACTATACTGTATATGCATACAGTTTAAAGAAGGTGTAGAGATGCCTCGCAGAGATGATGTTAATGTCGCATTCGTAAAATGTATAAAAACTGACCTTAAAAGAAATCAAACAGTTAACACATCAGACTTCATAAAGGAGCTGGAAAAAGTTAACCACCACTTCACGCGGCGCGAAGCCAACGAGTGGATAGATTATTACCAGCCATCATGGAAGGAATACGCAGAAGAAGGTTATGAATTAAAGAGGTTTTTCCTGATGAACATGGGATATACCCGATAAGAAGACGCCAGCACAATCGCTGGCGCTAATTCATCAACTTTGTAGGCGCGGCAGGTGATCTCGATGAAACCAGCCATTACCGCAGCCAGTCAGCTTACCCATATCAGCCAAATGCCCCTCAACCCTGATAAGCACCGTTTCCGGTGCATCAGAGCTATCCGCAGCTGATACGATTTTCACTGTGATCACATCCCTTACAACACCCTGATATGTGCAGCTGATACGCAGGCTGTCACCACCTACAGGCTTCGAATATCCGTTATAACTGAGGTACATCTCTTTGATCAGCCCCATCTTAATGCGACCAAAAGTATCAGGGGGATAATTGGTATCGTAAACTTTCATCGGGTCCGCTCCAGGCGGGTTGAACTCGATTTCTGTATATCTGCGAAGCGTTGGCAGGTCAAGAAAACAACAGGCGAGGCGGCAAAGCACCGCTACTTTAGGAATTATCTGTTTAAGTCAACCTCAGACAATGCCGCCAATACCGCAAGCCTTTCCCCCGGCGCCAACAGCCTGAACTTCTCACGCCACCGTGCAGCTTTGCGCTTGATGCGCCTCCGGTCTTCATAGTCATCACCCGCGAAAGCGGAGGAAAATAACGGCACAACTGCGGGGTCGTAGTTCATCCAAAGCTTTTCAGTTCGGACACCACCGCGTGTCATCACCTGAAATTCTGTTGTATGCCAATCAGGTAACATTTCATCGTAAAGCGCGGAAGGATATCCCGATAACATAACATTCGCTGGCACTCGGCGCAGGCATTGCAGCAGTTGCACATGGTCAGCCCGCGTATATTCGTTTCGGTACTTTGCGTTACTGGTGCGCGTCTCCGCAAGATATGGCGGGTCTGCATAAATCAGCACCTTCCCCAACTCCCCATAAGCCAGTTGATTTAATTCCGTAACCGCATCTGACACGGAAATCATCAGATCATCAGCCAAGCCATCAAGAAAATCAGGATTACCCTGGCAAAAATCCTCTATCGTAATGACGTCAATATCAAAACCAATGTTAAGCGCTGCGGGCGGCTTCCTCAGCATAATGGCACCACCACCTAAATGAGTCTCAACGTAGGTATCGTGCACCGGCATCAGTGATATTATTTTCTGATAAGCGCCGCTGGCCGCCTTGCTCCCTAAATAACCCATGATTCACACCCCCCTAAAAAATAACTGCAGTACGGCCATTTCTGACCACCGGACAACTGGCCAGCATGGTCATTTTTGGCCGCCCTGCTGCCTTGCTGAATTCGCTAGCTTATAAACACGACTCATTAAACTGCTCTTAATCTCTTCATCACTGCGGCCAGCATCTCTGATAGCGCCGTCTGCCTGGGCCCGCCAGCGCTTACCGTTCAGCGTTAAAATCTCACCGGCCGCCAGCTTATCTGCCTCAAGCTCAGTGATGTTCAGACCACAACTTTTAGCAAAATCCGCCAGCGCCGCCGCACGTCCCGGGGGTACTGAAGCAACGCCCTGAACAGCCGAACGAGGCTTTTTACTCAGCGACACAAGATTTTCATTGAACGCCCGGCGTTGCTTACGGGTCATTTTGTCAAAATCAATGCCGTCCCAAATATTGAGGTCGGTAACCACCGCTGGCGGTACCACATGGTCACCTCTGACCGTGCTCGATACGGCCATTTTTTTCAGCTTTCGCGGCTCCCGCGTACAGTTATTGACAGAACTCCAAGGGGCGGCGGGGCCGCCTGACAAAGCCAGGTCAACACCCACGGCAACAGCCTCAACGGCCTCTTCTTTCGCCTTCGGGACTATCTGATAACTGTTGGTACGGGTAAAAATCACCGACGATGCCGGATCAAACGGTGAGTAAACACCCGTTACATGACTGACGTCATCACCGTAGTCATTACCGTTTTCAGTCACTTCATAATTGAGGCGCACGCGGAGAAGATCGCGAGGAACCAGAGGACCACCCTGAGCGGTGACATAACCCGCCCAGTCATATTCACCGGCGGCAACCTGTGCGGGGACTATTTCAGGGAAAAGCCAAAGGTCGCGATCACGCAAGCGGCCAAGCTCACGGTAAACGGTGACCGGCGCACCGCCGATCTGCTGGAACTGTCGGATGTTCCAGCGCGAGGCCCACGCGCTGACGCGTGCAGACATCTCCGTCAGAAGTTCCCCGGTTTCATCATCCGTTTCGTCTTCCATCCCATGCGCATCGATATTTTTAGAGATGTATTTTGCGATATAGCCCGTAGCCGATCCGAAAGCCTCGTCGATCGGAACAGACATAAATCGATTTTCCTCAGCTCCCTTTTCATGACCATCAACTTTCAGCGCATATTTGCGGAAAATAGCACGCGCATAATCCACATCTTCCGGGCGGAAGAACAGCAGCGCATGCCAGTGCGGAGTCCCATCATGGTGAGGTTCAGTGACACGAAAACCGAATGTGCGAATACCTTCACGCTTCCATTTAGCGCGGACTTTTGACCAGACGTTGCAAAGATAACGCTGCGTTTCGCGAGGGCTCGCACCGTTGTATTTATTATTCCGTCGCCCGCTTTGCTGCATAGCATGGAACTTTGACGGGGCCGTCAGGGTATAGAACTCCCCGACCAGCCCGTCAGCTTTCGCCAGGTCTTCAAACCCACGCATACGCGCCATCAGCTCAGCGCGACGAATATTTTTATTAGCAACGCTGCCATTAACTTTGTCAGCCAGCGATATCCGTTCCCCGGTTTCTTTATCCTCAAGCTCCATCGCGTTGATGTATTCGCGGTTAGCTTTCTTCTGCGCCTGCCATTCCTTCAGACAAGGCTCACTGCAATAGGGTTTTGCTTTTTTATGGACGTAGCCAGCTGCGATCATCAGATGCTCACGCCACTGGTCATGCAAACGGCGCAGGCGGCGCAGCCACCACGCTGACGACTCAATACGGGCAACACAGCGCAATGCATCGTCTGCCGTCAGCTCCTCTTTGCAGTACGCACGCCAGCCCGGAGCCGTCATGTTCAGATGGGTAATAAGCCAACCAGCCCGGCCATAACCTGAGATGATCGCGAATTCGTAATCACCATGTCGTGACAGCTGATGATCAGACTCACGCATAAATTCAGCAGTAAGACAGTCAGCCAGGCGGTAAGCCAGTTTCTTCAGTTCACGCTTACCCGCCCACGGAATGCGGCGCAGATCATCACGCAGATGCATGAGGTTCATAGGCAGCGTATCTAACGGCAGGTATTTTTCGTTAACGCCATCAATGCGAGGAAGAACAAAGCGCCCAAAGGTATTTTTCAACCAGCTGGACGCTTTCTTATTCCCCTGATTTTTCTCTACGTTGCTTAATTTCTGGTCGTAGTAACGGCGGATATACTGCGGCAACGAATCCAGACGGCGGCGCAGTAAACGGACCTCCGAATCCCCAGTTTTTTTCTGTCCGTCATAATCAAAAAGGGAAATGCTGCGCTTTTCGCCGTCCAGATTACGGTAACGAATTACGGAAGGTGAGCGATCAAGCTCTTCAAAATTATATTGGCGCGGTGCGTTCCATGCGAAAGCCCCGGCAGGCTCTGGCAGCATACCGGGGAACGGAGGTGGGGGGGATGGAGCTACTCGTCCGCGAGTGTGATCAGGCACTCGTCCGCACCCCGAATATCGCGTTATAGGTTGCATCACCGCAGCACGGCCCGCAGTCGGGGCAAAAACCACCGCCAGCACGCCCGCAAGCATCGCAAATCTTCCCACCAGGACTTACGGCCAATATCTCAGCCGCTTTCTTCCCGGCACCGGCGGCAACGCCAACACTGCGAAACGTGGTAATGCTATTCAGGCTGAAACCTGCATACGCCTCGCGGGTAAACTCTGTGTCGCTATTCGAAACCACAACCGGATAGCCCTGGCTACGCAGCTGTTCAAGATGCGCAGCAAGCTCAATCTGTTCAGGGCGGCCAAAACGCTCTGTGTGGTACTGGGAGAAAGTGCCGTCATATGGTGAATCGCTGTAGATCACGTCACCGGCCCGGACCAAAGCGAGGGTTTCGGCGAAACCGGCACAAACGAACGTAGCCCGGCCAGCCTTTTCAGCAAATGCGCGGATCTCGTTTTCAGGAAAATATGGTTTCGCGATTTGTTCGAACGGAGTGTTGTAGCCACCGCTGAGGTTGTAGCGGCAAACACCACGATAACCGTGGCGGTTCAGATACAGGAAGTAGACAGCGCGATACAGCAGTGTGAGTGCTGGCTCGTTATTGAACTCGGCGCGGATAGCCTTGTAACACTCGGCTGTTTTATTCTGCGCAAACACCTTCGCGGCCAGCGCGATGAAGACGTTTTCATGCTGCTTAATCTGGACATACATGTTAATCAGATCAGCGTTGATATCCGCAACGAGGTACGCCGGATAATCGGTGTTCATCATTACTGCACATGAACCGGCAAACGGCTCAACAAGGCGATCACCGGCTGGCAGATGTTTTTTTAGCTCGGTCATCACTTTGACCTTGCTACCTACCCATTTCAAAATGGTTTTATTCATTGGTTACTGCCTTTTAGGTGGGCTGCACGGCGCTCAATAAGCGACTGGCAGAAAACGCAGGTAGTGACGCCGAAAATGGCAGCGCGACGAACCTCAGGAATTGGCTCCCCGCACTCTTCGCAGAAAAACGCGCTGGGCTGCGTCGGCAGCTGCCGCGCATTGTTGATTTGACGCGCCAGCGTTTCCGCCTGGCGCTCCTGCTCTAAATCCATTGCGTCAGCCATCAGTGCAGTGCCTCCGCCTCACCCTCAAAACGCAGGGCTTCTTTCATCAGCAGCGCAACGACGTCTGACATAGGAAGTTCTTTTTTAGCGATATGGATAGCCAGGGCGTTCAGGCGGATTGAAACAGAGAGGGCTTTTGCCTTCTGACCTTCGGCATTGGCCTTCGTGAACAGCGCAGCCATAGCAGCTTCTGCATTGGCTTCTATCAAACGGCTTTCTAGATTTTTCATGTGTAGTCTCCTGAAAATGGACAATAAGAATCCCGGCGCAAATAAAGCGCCTGTTTTCACAGCTGTGGTTTAAATCAGAATCCGGCGGCGTTATTTACATTGCTGCGCGGTATTTCGGCATCATCGGCGCGATAATCTTCCAGCGATGCTGAAGTTACGTTCCGGGGATTTTTTAAGGCTTCCTCTTCACCCGGTGGGCTGTAAGGAATTTTATTAGCCAGTTTCTTTATTTCTTTCATACCTCGTATAACGGTTAATTTTTCTTTTGCCGTTAGCTGGTCATAATTTAAAGAAACGTGCTTTTCGGATAGTTTTTCCATCACCTGCGGTGAACGGGTTGCAAGGGAGTTACCCAGCACAAAAACAACTTTGCGTTCTGCCATATTCAGCTTATTAAATGCCAGTGCCATCTTGCTCCCGCCACGCATTTCATCAACTTTCTTGTGAAACGCCTCAAGGTGAGGCCGTGCTATCGCGGCGTGTGGGTTAACCGCCCCAATACCTCCCGCAATAATCCGCATAACCATCACCTCTAATCGTTGCTTATCAGGCGCACCACTCGTGAATGATGCCTCGGATAAGTGCCGATTTTTAACCATGTCCGGCACATGGTTCTGTGATATTTTTTCCAAGCCTGTCTTACCGTGGAAGGGATACAGGCCTGTCAACCACTCACAGAAGGACAACCTATGAGTCACGAATCTAAACAGCTACTTGCTCGCATTGAGAACCTTGAAGCTGACATTCGCACTTACAGAGCAGAGCATCACGCCCTTAGTCATTTCACCTTTACCATTTTTAAAACTTTGTCAGTTGATCAGAGAACTCAAACCAGTAACGACCTACAAAGAATTTTAAGCCTCTATGACCGCCGACCAGCTGACATCAAGGATGACAGTGAAGATTTTGAAGCGCATCTTGCCAAGCTTTATTTTGCCGCTTTTTCCGAGCCTCCCCCTCTCTAACACTGCGTTGTAACTCGCGACCAAATTCAGTACGCGCCATGCCCCTTGCATGGCCCTTGCCCCGGATTCGCTCAAAGAACAGATATGTATTCACTTAACCTCCCCCTTTAAATTCCCATCAGGCGCACCACTTGTGAATGATGCCTCGGATAGGCCCGGCGCTGAGCGCCGGAGTATTACCAGCTACCCGGAATGGGGTAGTTACCGCAGCTGACTTTAGAGATCAGCCGTTCAACTTCTTCATAGGCCTCATTGTCTCCAGCGGCGTTCGCCACTGTCTGCAAACCCTCAAGACCTACGCTCAGACGAAATGCATGATCTGCGGTAGACGTTTCACGCACATGTGGCGCAATAGCCGTAGCCGCTTTTAAATTCATAATTTTATGGTGGAATGCATTTAGCAGGTTATCCGCCAGTGTCCGGTATTGTTCGCGCATGATTCTATTTCCGTAATTTGATTATTTTGCTGTGCGTTTCATTTTTGCCCTGCGGCAGTAATCACGGATCATTAACTGGATACTTTCAATTACGCCGTAAGCGACTGCGCACAATGAAACAATAAAAATAATATCGTCACTCGTCAGTGGTCGTGACATTTGTAATTTCCGAAGTAGGAATAAACCCGGTTAATTTAATGAGCCACTTTTCCTGGTCAGCACACAGCTGGTCGATGATATTTATCGCCTCAGCCTGCGCGAAGTCCTGACCAAAATAGTTGCCGTCCTTTGTCACGATGTAGCGGTGACGCGGGAACAATGGTGACCGTGGCGCACGTGAGATAGAGAATCCACGATACAAAGAAAGGTGCTTATGCACTTCAACCAACTGATGCGCCATCATCACCACCTTAATTAAGTCCCAACCAAAGCAACCAGGCATCGCGTTGTTCGGTCGGTCGGCTGTAATATGCATCCCGCATTGCACGATTAAATTCAGGGAGATAGACCATTTTCTCCCCGGCACGCGCTGTAGGGTTTTCCGGGTTCCGCCATTCGATCAACGGCAGTTTGTTATTTTCGGCCATCGCTTTGATAGCGCTGGTCGGCTTGCCGATCATTTCTCCGAAGCGCTGGTATGTAACAGCGTCGATAAGGCTCTTAACCTCGGAAACACCACTAATTTCGCTCATCGTGTTAATCTCCTGTGTTGGGTTCCAACCGCTTCTAACTGCTTCCTACGGCTTCTAGCGGCGGCTGGCTTTACTTACAAACCTTGATACGGGATTCCGTATCTCAGAGGTGATTTAATACGGAGTTCCGTATCATGTCAAGCAGCTATCACAAAAAGCTGAGACTTATCCGAAAAGCAGAGGGGCTTACCCAAGCAGCAATGGCTAGTGAAACGGGGATAAGTCTAAGTTCTATAAGAAATTATGAATCTGGAGGACAGGTAGTAGGGCTAACCATCATAGAGCGGGTAATAGGCCTTCCTAAATTTATGAAGTACACGCTATGGCTTATGACTGACCAGACGGCACCAGAAGCGGGTCAAATAGCACCAAAAGGTGCTGAAGAGTTAATCTCTGAGGGCGATATAGCTACAGCTGCGATCAAGCAGCCTCGCTAATCAATTAACCTTTGGGGAAGAAGTATGAAACGGAATTATGCGGAAAAATTACGCGCCATCAGGAAGGCGGAAGGACTAACACAGAGCGAACTTGCTCAGATAGCAGGCTTAGGCCTTTCTTCAATTAGAAACTATGAAACAGAGTGGAAAGCTGCTGGCATCAGCATCATTGAGCGAATCCTCGAGGTCGAACGATTTCAGAAATACACGCTGTGGCTGATGATCGGCAAAACTTCTGAGGCAGCCGGACAAATAGCTCCGGCTCTCTCACACAGTGGGCCAGAGAAAACAGAATCACCCCAATTAACAGACAGGGCTGGTTAGGGTTACATTCAGCCTGGCTTTTAAGCCACGGCACCACAGCGAATGAAGAAGCAGCAACACCATCCATCAGGAGGCTCACCAAATGAGCATTAAAACCCTTGATGATGGTCGATACGAAGTGGACATAAGACCGGTGGGACGCGATGGAAAACGCATCCGCCGGAAGTTTGACAGAAAGTCAGAGGCGAGAGCCTTTGAGATGCACATTATAGCGACCGCAAGCAAACGGGAAGAATGGCACGCACCGAAGGCGGAGAGGCGCAAGCTGACCGATCTGGTGTCTGACTGGTTTGAAGTTTATGGCTCAACCATCCCAACCGGGATTATCGAAAGGAGGCATCTTCTTAAGACAGCGGCGCACCTGGGCAACCCGATGGCTAATGCTCTGACAACAAAGCAGCTTCAGCAAATGCGCATCACGCGGCTGAATGAAGGGATAACGGCTTCCACTATTAATCGTGACATGTACCGCCTGAGCGGCCTGTTTAAGACGTTAATTAAGATGGGGGAATACAAAGAGCCGAACCCCATTGAGAAACTGCCAGTTCTCAAGCAGGTTGCCCCTGAGGTCACATTCTTAATGCCCGATCAGATAAACCGCCTGCTCGCCGTTCTGAATGGTGACGAAAGAAAGGTGGCGCTGCTGTGCCTCAGCACAGGTGCAAGATGGAGTGAGGCTTCTAACCTGGGGGCCATGCAAGTGCGCATGCAAAGGGTTAGTTATGTTGCGACCAAAAACGGAAAAAATCGGGTTGTGCCGATTTCTGAAGAACTGGAAAAACTCATTAAGACTAAAGCGACCGGTAAGCTGTTTAAAGTTGATTATGAAAACTTCCGGATCAAGCTGAGGACGGTAGTACCAGACCTGCCACGCGGCCAGGCAACACATGTACTCCGGCATACGTTCGCCAGCCACTTTATGATCAACGGTGGCAACATAGTGACATTGAGGGATATTCTGGGACACGCGGGTATTCAGCAAACCCTGATATACGCCCACTTTTCACCTGATTTCCTTCAGCACGCGGTGACGTTAAATCCACTGCGGGGCGGGATTGAAAAGGCGTACTAA